TTATGTCTTGCACCTCTTCCATCTAGTTAACTTTCTCTTTACTTTCTTCTTTCAATTTTACTTTATCATATCTTGCTATATATCTAATAATATTTGCTACTAATAATCCTAATATCCAACCTGCGAGCACCTGATAAATATTATGACATCCTTTGTAATATCTTGTTATTGACATCAGTAATGGATATAAACTTGCTATTAACATATTTTTATAATTTATTTCATAATATTTAAATACTGCTATATAGGAAAAAAATGATGCCATTGCTACATGTCCTGATGGAAAACCAGGATTGTTTCCAACAAACCCACCATCATTAAACAAAGAACAATCTCTAGCATTATCGGGTCTTTTAAATATACTTGGTTCCCAACTACCAGTTATTTTTTTTCCAAACTTTTCTAATGTTAATGTTATTAATATACCTGCAAATAGTTCTATATTTCCTGCAATTATTTCATAAATAACAAGATAATTTGGTAGTAAAACAGTGAGTGACAAAGCATCCCATATTGAATCTATTTTTATATATCTCATTTATTATATAAAAATAAATTATTTTATTCTATATCATCTAACTTTATACTGTCTTTATTTAATTCTGTATCCAAATACCCTTCTTCAAATAAAGACTTTAATTTTTCATTCTTATTTTCTTGTTTCATATTTAGATCATTTAAATCCATAAAACTTGCACCTGATTTACCCCAAATGTCAGGAGATATTTGCATTATTGGAGGGCCAATTTTTATGTAAGGATAATCTCCGAATCCTCCATCCAATACTAATTTGTTTTTATACTTATGAAAAACTTTTCCTGATATAAAAGGTATATGAGAGCTAGCAATGCAACAATCTATAGCATCATCTAAACTTTCAAAAGATGTATATATTGTTGTTGTTAATTTACATTTACCTATTATCGTTACTCCTATATAAAGTCGATCAAAGTCGAAATCTTCATTCTTGTATTTCTTAATTATTTCATGCTTTAATATTTGCTGCAAATCATATAATGTATTTATTTTATCATAGTCTATTCCAAGCATTGTAGATATAAAATCATCTTCACTCTTTTTTTTACACATATATAGAGCATTCCATGCACCAGCCGAAGCACCAGAAAAAATATAGTCTGATATATTATAATTATCTTTTATGTACTTTGATACACCTAGTGTGTAAAATCCTTTAAAACCACCAGGTGTTATTGTTATTAATTTACTACTGTTTAATTTTAATTTTTCATAAAAATCAACTTCTTTTATGGCTTCATCATTCATATTATTAATTACTAATTCTTGTGGATAATTCCCTCGAATCTTGTTTGCAACATTTGTTCCTATAAATTTGCTAAACCTTCCAACAATCTTTCTTGAGTTCATACAAAGTGTATTACAAAATAGAAATAACAAAAATAAATATTTCATCATACATATATCACTATTTTTAATTTTTTTAGTATTCGGGAGTATGTTTTTTAAATAAACACCCCTGGTTCGTTAATCCTTTTACTTCACTTATATCTACAACATTTGCATTTTGTACTGAACAGTCTTCCGTCCATATCTTTAATATACAAAAGCTCTTTTTGGGAGATATTGTTATTCCATTTATCTTTTTGTAAAACTCTTCATTCTTACTTATTGCACCACCAATTAATAAATAAAACATTTTCGTCCAATTATCATGTACATTTTTATTAGCTACTTTATAGGAAAAGCAGCCACCGTTCTTATTTGCTTTGTCTTCCCATGTTGGAAGGATCCCGTCTTTCATCAAAAACAACATACAATTTTTTACCATTTTATCTGGAATTATACTACATAGTGCAATTCCATCTTCTAAAGTATCGAAAGTATGAATTTTCTTGTAACTGTTAATCGACCAATCTGTGTCATGAGGCAAATGAGCCCATAAACACCATTTGGAAGAGAGTGAATGAAAGCAGGATTCTTCCATATGGATTGTTTCCGTATGGCTGCTCTCCATTATAAAATAATATTAATCAATTTTTTATATTATTTTAGTATTAAATTAAATTAATTACATACATTATCTTCAAAATATAATGTCCAAGATACAGGATGTCCGCCCATATAATTTTGTCTATTCCATCCCCACTTCTTATCAGGATTAACTAAGTTCATCGTTAATGTATTTGCATTAAATGCCGTTGATTTTACAAAGCTGTAATATTCATGAGGTTTATTGTTTAAATGATTGATATATTGTGTATGAACACTTACAGTACTTCCTTGAGAGCCAATAAATATTTGACCCATCTCGCAGATTTGCTTCTGAACTAGAAATTCTGCTACTGTTGTATTCTTATAGTTCTTCTTCAGCTTTCCTTTGTGTTGTTCACTTATGTACTCATCTGTAAAATAAACTCTCCACTTCTTTTTTAGCTCACCAAAAAATGGATTGTCTTTTCTATCAGTCATAACCATTAACGGTAAATCTCCTCCATTATTATCATTTAACCACCCTTCTAAATTTTTCTGTATCTTATCGTTTTGCTGTGTTATCGCTGGTAATCCTTTATGCCAGTCGCCGAATCTTAAATGAATCGCTATAAATTCTGTCTCTGGAACTCGTTTCCAAACATCCCAGAATACTTCTTTTATTAAAGGATTATATTCAGATAAATCTTTGCAGATCTTATTCATTATTTGATATCTCTCTGGTGTCGTATAAAAGTTATATAATACACGAGACGCATTGCTCTTAGAAAAAGATACAACCTTCTTTTTACTATCAAATAAAGAATCAAAACTTTTAAATGACACTTTTTGTCTCCAATGACAAAACTCTTTTATGTCATCTGCATTTTCTTTGGTATCTAACTCACTATCTACTATACCACAGTTTGATATTTTAGCTGGTATCTGAATCTCATTCTCAAGAGAATAACATTCATTATATGTCTTATATTCAAATCCAATTAAATTTGTTTTAAATTTATCAGTTAGATAATCAAAAAGCGGTCCATAGTCTCTGTTTGGTTTTCCACATGCTACTAACGGATGCCTTATATTCACTATTAAATAACGTTTCGATATTACAGCCAAATATACTGCTATCTCTAAAGAAAATAGTTGATTGTAGTACCCTACACCACAATACAAATCATATAAAAGAATATTATTATGAATATGTTCAAATCTATCTTGGATCTTAACTTGAATATCTTGAGGTTTCGCTACACTTACTTCTTTACTTAATCCTTTTTTTACTTCTGTTATACTTATTCCGTCTTTAACTTTACTCCCGTAATCACCTATTTTCGTCTTTAATATTATTGCTCCATTCTTTGGTAAATGTGTACAGTGCTGAAAATGACGACCAGAAGGAGCATGTACATCAGCCCATGACTCACCGCCATTAGGAAAACCTGGATAAAAAACCAAAAACAATTCGTCTCCACGAACTATAAATTTACATCCTGGAGCTTTTTTATGTATACATGCTTCGTGCTCTTTATCTACCTTATATGTCTTTGACACTGTCTCTGGATCATCCTTATAACACATTAATATCTCATAATCATATTTACTGGTTATATGCCATCTATTTCTTTTTGCGTTGTCAAAAATCAATGTAAATGGTCCTATATCTTGTTTTGTATCTATTAACTCATTTATAACTTCTACTTTATCAAATATTGACTTACTAGCTGGGTCCTTTAACTCTACCTTTGGTGCTGTCATTTTTTTCATATCTTTTGGCTCTATCGCTTTAGCTTCTTTCATTTTCTTATCCATGTAATCTTTTATTACTGTAACATTTGTATATTTTTTGCCATCTACTAACGATTCTTTACAATATTTTATAAAATCATCATACTCAGCGTTTGTTAAATTCCAATTATGATATACTTGATGTACACCTATAGGTCTAGGATATTTCACTTTCTCCATCGCAAAATTCTTGTGAAGGTCTCCGTTTATAGGAGGATATTTAAACCAATCCTGATCGCAAAAATATCCATCTTCATTTGCTCTATGAATCTTGTCATGCCCTTTACCTCTTTGAGGCTCACAAGCTTTTATTGAATTCTTTATGTTTCGTAGTGAAAATCCACCATTACCAGCATTATACTTTGTCCACTGATTCTTTGGCGTCCACGGAGCACCAATATAATCAAAATCAAAATATACTTCATCTATTCTTCTTATTAAAAGAGCGTCTGTTTGATATACTAATGCATGAGACCAGTTTGTAAAATTTTCCCAAAATGTAGGCATCTTTAATAAAGCCGAGTATCCACCACGGTCTAAATTATGATGTCCTGTATTAATAAACTTTACGTTTTTCCAGTTTCCAAAAGCTTTCTTTACACATTCTTCGTTATGAGTTCCATGAACCATTGCAAAACCTATCTCTTGAGGATTATATACGCTACAAACTGCTCGCATTACTAGTTCGATCTCATCCATAATTCTATATTCAATTAAGCAAACCAACAATTGTCCGCCAACGTTAAATGTTGGACATTCTGGTTTAGGTATAGACTTCACCATGTCCCAGTACGATTTTTGCCTACTCATTTATTTATAACTCTAATTTTTATGTTATAAAAAAACGTAATTAATTTAATGGAGTAAAAACATGTTTCCCCCCCTTTTCAGTTAAATTACCAACTTCTTTTGGTAATTCCGCATTTTCTGTTTCCAAATACTTTAAAAATTCATTACTCTTGTATAAATTTCCACTTTTCTTCTTTGTTTCTACATAGTAATATTCTGTCCCATCCATTTTTATCAATTTGTAGTCTTTCACCTTCTTCGGTTTAATTTCTTGAATTACAACTTCATTTTTTTCTAAACTTTCGGGTTTATTTGGTGTATCTAAAACAATATGAAAATCAGTATCAGTTGTATCTCTTTGAACCAGTACCTTAAATACGTCTTCGAGTACTGGAACGTCTACTTCTTTTGTTATTCTTTCTGGGTGTGAATAGTTTGAGCGATGATTGATTTCTATTATACTTACTGACTTATCTGCTCCTACTACATAATCAAACCCTAGAATTACAAACTCTTCTGATCCTACTTTTGATATTTCATCCTTATATATTTTCTTAAAGTCAACACAACTTGCCATTAAATTCTCAAAAATTTTATCGTAGTTGTCTAATTCATTTCCATTTATCCAAACTCTACCTGGACTTTGATGAATGATATTCATTTTCTTTAATTCATCCTGAGACAATCCACTTGTATCCTTCTTATAATCTGTTGTTGCTATACTTCCCCAACATTTCTTATTTACATACACTCTACCTTGAAATAACATTACATAAACTCTTATCTTATATCTTTTACCATTAAACAAATCAGGCTCGAAATTGTTTTCTTGAATTACACATTCACTTAAAATCTCTTTTGGAATATCTTGATATCTAACGATTTGAACACCATTCGCACCAGATGATCCTCTCTTCTTTACATAAAATAAATGATCACTGGTAATATCTTTAGGAATATCTTCATAACGCTCGTAATGCTTAGGTGCAAAACTTGATTTCTCCATTCGCTTTGCCATAAATTTCTTATCGTCCATTTGAAGTGTTGTTCTTCTTGGTGCAACATGATAGGATTGGATTCCTTTATACTTCTTCTTAAAACTTTTTACAATATCCATGTTCGCATTAAAATCATCATAAATTACACCAATCTTATCTTTTCGGTCAGTATACTTACCTACTACATTTTCAGAAGCAGTATCAAACAAACTACTATTTTTATTAGAATATACAGCTAAAGTAAAAGCGTTTGTCTTTACAAATTCCGACATTGTTTTTAATTATCTATATATTTTTAATATGTTTATAACGAAATTATCTTAACTTTTCTTCTTCATTTTCAACTTCTAATAATTGTTCGACCGTATTTACACCTTTAAACTGATATTGCATATCACGTGGAATCTCAACCGCAGAAATTATATTGTTCTCTTCTGAATATATTATTTTAAATATATCTGTCAGATAATATTCATTCTGTTTATTATTGTTATTAATTCTTGGTAAATATCTAAATAACGTTGAAACATCAAACAGATATACCCCTGTATTTACTTTTTTCACTAATCTTTCACTTTCATTGCAATCTTTTTCCTCTATTATTGAAGAAAACTTTCCTTCATCATCTAATATTATTCTACCATAACCACTCGGTTCTTCATATTCTGTCGTTATTAAACATGCTAAGTCTTTATTATCTAACAATATTTTCAGAGAACTTTTATTAATTAACGGAACGTCTCCTGATAAAATTAAAACATCTTTGTTTTCTCTATAATCTTTTAAATAAGGTAAACTACATAAAATAGCGTGCCCTGTTCCTAATGCTTCTTTCTGTTCTACAAAACATATTTTACTTATATCAATATATCTAGTTAAGGTCCTTATTATCTCTTCTTTAAATAATCCTACTACTACAAATATTTTTTCGCTATTCATACTTACCGCCACTTCAATCACTTTTAATAACATTGGTTTATCGTTTACCATATGTAATACTTTGGGAATATTTGAATTCATCCTTTTTCCCATTCCACCAGCCATAATAATCGTCACAAGACCTTTTTCCACCATTTAAAAATATACATTGATTTATTTTTAAATACTATTATTTTACTACTTGTAAGTATCTGCGTACGTTGACCATTTACTTCTATAGTGAAGTAAAATTATATAATAAAATTCTGTGTCCATTGGTTCTCTAAAATGTATATGATCTATTCCATTAAACATCATTAAACCTCCGGCATTACAATCTACCTTCTTGCAAAATGGCTTTCTTGCTTCTATGTTATAATCTCTATATCTACCTTTACTTTTTAATCTCTCTTTATTCATATCAACATAAATGTTCCAATTATAGTCTGGTTTATCGATTACGTAAGAAACTGTAAATTCACAATCTGGTCTATCAGTATGAGCAGGCAAATCACACCCTCTTACATAACAAGATAAATATGTGTATGTTGGTATTAGTTCCTTCTTTAATATATGTTCCATGAGTGGTAACGTTTCGTAATGCAATATACGACACATAAAATCGTTGTGTGATTTATATCTGTTAGATTGACTATCACCCAAACTATACTTTTTATTGTCTATTGCATAATGAAAATATTCTTTTATTTTCGCTTGAGCACTCGCCTCAAAAACATTCTCTACTACTACTGGATGATATTCGTCTGCTTTATAATCTACCTTAAAATTTTCATAATTTAATATTCCTTTTTGAGGCACAGAATTTCTCAACTTGTAAAAAAACTCAAGTGTTTCAGGATCCTTCTCAGGACAGCTTCTTCTAAATCTAAACAAACCTTGTGGTTGAACTGCGCGATTATCAACACGAACATTCACTTTATCAACTACTACTTTATTATAGAAATTTACTAAAAATTGATGGTAATTCTCACGCTGTTCGTTCTCACGTTGTATCTCTTCCTCTGTCTTTTTCTTTTCTACTGCCTTATTTGATACTTCTTGAACTTTTACTTCTTTAGGTTTTTTTCCTAAGTCAGCTAGTTTCTTATTAATTTCTGCAAGCTGTTTATCTATATCATCATCCGTTAGCTGATTACTTATTGTATTTTCAAATACATTCGGATTTGTTGATGCGGATTTTAATTTATTATCTATTTGTAATATTGTAGACATCGGAATTTCTCTATCTGCACCATCTTTTACTCGCAAGTACATATAAAACACAAATAATTCACCTGTCTTAATTGGTCTTATCGAATAGTTCATTTGATCGTTTCTCTGAAATGGAATCTCACTTACATCTAGCATATTCTTATAAACTACTAATTTTCCTTCATCATGAGTAATTACTTGATCATTAAAATTGGTAAATCTTAATGTTCCACCTGCTTTGTCAGGGTTATAATTTATAAATCCAATTACTGTATAAATTCTTTGACCTCTACATTGTGAATACTCTCTTCCTTTATCACTTGTTAAATCAAAAGCGTCATAATGATCTCCATGACAAGAACCTATTGGATATTCCATTACGTTTATATTCTCAAAGTAAAGTGAATCTACATTCATAAATTTTCCTATCTTATCTACTATCGGTTTTATTTGCTCTTTCTTATTATTTACCCAATAACTTATTCTAAGCTGATTTCCTTTCTTTCCATTTACACAAGCATCTCTTATTGTTTTACATTCCTCACTTGTTAACCCATTCTCTATCTCACATATAAAAGGACTGTTATTAATTACATTTACATTTATATCTTTTGAACTACTGTTAATTGAAATAACATTCTCTGTTTCGATTTTTACTTCCATCTCTTTCTTCTCTGTTACTGCTTTCTCAACTCTATTTTCTATTTTATCTTTCTCTTCATGTCCCCATGGAAACTCTTTAGGGTCATATTCATATACCTTATGCACTGCTTGTTCACGAAACCACAAATTAAATGCATATTTCTCTCCTTTCGTTGGAGGCGTTCCTGCATGTAAAGAATTTATATGAACATCTGTTGTCCCTTCATAACAATTATGAAATACTAGTAACTTACCCTTTTCAGGCGCCACCTTAATACCCAATTTGGGAAAACTTGTATGTCCTCCTTCTTCTACATCGTTTAAATATACCAACGCTGTTTTCACCCGTTGTCCACCTTGTCTTAAACATCTTTTACTTTTATCAGTATCGTTCTTGTGATAAGCGTCGTAATGTTGATCGTATTTTTGTCCAGAATCATAATATACTACTTGATAAGATTCTGCATTCTCAATTGGCAATTTAACTACATCAGCTATTCTTTGAGCTGTTCTACCAGTTATTTCATCTGTAAAATGTGTTAACCAACAGTTATATCCTGTTCTTCCCTTGCTTACACTACCTTTCTTTTCGTCACTTACAACAGACCTTTTCATTTTAGGTTTAGATTTTTCTACAAAATGTTCAACATCCTCTGTACTTATAAAATTTGAAATCGTAAAAATAAGCGGGTCTTCACACAAAATCTCTTTCACCTGTTCGCTATTTTCAGATACCTCTTTTATTTCCATTGTATAGAATTAATAACTTTTTATTAAATAGTTTTTAATAATATATTTTTATATTATTAAATTTTTATTTATTGTCGAAGATTCATTCCGTGTAATTCTCCAATTGCATTATATATATGCTCTGTATTATAATATATAAAATCAACCCACACATACAAACGAGTAAAGTGTAAAATCAGTCTTATCGCGTACAACATTAAAATTCTTTTTCTGTCACTTCTATCATATTGTGATGCTGTACTAAATAAACATCCAATTAATAATCCTAACATATAAAACCCCATAAATGTTGAACCAGGATAATTATAAAACCTACAAATAATTAATGTTAAAAATGATGCTCTTACCATAATGTAATTATTATCGTTCCTACTATTGTTATGGAATACTATTATCAGATTTTCTTGGAAAATTGTTGTTTCCTCGCTGTTATTGTTTGTACTGTTATTGTTTATATCTTTTATCTTATCTTTTGGATTGAATATTTCTGGTATAGATATATCATATTTTGACCTACAAAGCATACATTCAGCTGTCTTATTTCTAAAACCCTCCATATACATTGTTATACACTTTGCATGATAAAAACACGGATGATATATACCATCATGAGATGCAGAAATAATTAAATCATTCTTGCTAAATTCTTCAAAACATATTAAACATGACTCTACTAGATACGTCTTTTCTAATATATTTGACTTGAGTGATTTGTTCGACTTTTTTATTTTTAATACACTGTTCTTTTTTTTTTGCTTTTTTTTATTATTTTTTTTCATATCAATATTCACTTCCTCTACTGTCTTCATCTGAATTGTATCCTTCTTCTGACCCTTCACCCCCACTAATTGATATTTCGCTGTAAGATTCATCTATTACATTAGACAGACAATAATTATTTTCCGATAACTCAATAAAAGACTCTTTATTTAACGTATGCTCATTCATTTCCGTATCAATTAATTCTATTTTATAGTTATTTATCATTAATCCATACACTTTATTCATATACCATTTTACAAATGCACTATCAAGTAATATATTATCCCTTATATAAAAATTTATTGGCTTCTTTAAATCTATATCATAGTCTTTACACACATCTAAATCTTTCAATATTATCCCCATAAATTTTTCCTCCATTATATACATTCTTTTATCGAATATATCTGTATTATGTGAAACTCTACCATAAAAACATTCGTTTTCCGTAGAATATGATTTTTTGATAACAATGTCATAAGAAACACCAATATCATCTACCTTATCATCACTTATATAAATTTCTTCTCCGTTTTTTATGTATATATAAGAACTTGCTGGGCGATGATTAAATTTCAAGTATTTACCTATGTAGTTATTATACATTATTTCTATTTGAGCTAAAATTCTACATACAAATATGTATATTTGTATTAATAAACTCATATATATATATCAAAAACTATTCATTTAAATATTTTTACTATTTATATATAATGGAAAATCTTAGAAAAAGATTAATATGTGTAAATAATTTTGACGAATTAAGTGAATTACTTTATTTAGATGAAAATGTTAACGAGGCAAAACATATTCTAGATAGTATTGATTCAAAAACAAATGCTAAAAATATTCTTTCTTCTTTTATTATTAATAACTGTCCAGAAGAAATTATAGGAGAAAACAATATTCATTTGAATAGAAATCTTATCAATTCAGCAAAAAATCTTATATTTTCTGATGAATTATCTGAATTTAAGGATAACTTAAAAATATATTGTAAGTTGTTTAGTGAGTGGAAAATAGCAGATTCGAAATTAATTATTGATAGTTTGTCAAGAGAATATTTTACTACATCTTTAAAAATAATAAACACACCTTCAGCTAATATTGAACAAAAGGTTATATATTCAGCCTACAATAATAAAATCATACAATACGCGAATAAACTAGTAGGTTCGGAAGGTTCTAATATTTTAATGTCTTTCAATCCTGTACAAGAATTTTATCATGAATTAAACTTTAAATTTACTGACGAATATTTTAAGATTCTTACAGATGAGTTTGACTGTGATATTTTTACAAAATTTTATGAATCCATCGATTTTTTAAAAATGTACTTTTCGGAACTTGAAGTAGAAAATGATATCGTTGTCGCAACTTTTAACAAAGAATTCTTTAAAACTATTATTGAAAATAACTCATACTCAAACGATGATATTAAATTTTTCTCTTCTAAAGCATTTAAAATTATTAGAAATTTACAATCTGCAAAATATCATAATCTACTGGACAGTTACTCATTTGAAGTTGCAAGCAATTCAACTTATCTACCAGATATTGTTAAAAACTTATTAAAATTAACTATTCAATTATCAAATGATATTGAAGAATTAGTAAAAAATTGATTTAAAAATAATTAACTATTACATTATACAAAATTTATAATGGATAAACAAAATTCAGAATCTGAGGTTGAAATCCTCAAAAAAAGAATTGAACAACTTGAAAATCTTCAGAAATTGAAAGATTCTCTAAGAACTATGAATGTACCCACGTGCCAATTATGTATGGAACCTGTTGAATGTCCTGTAACGTTTAATAATGTTCAGAAAGTTAACGGAGAAATTAAATATGGTAAGTGCGCTGCGAGTCAAGCCAATCCCACATGTTTAATGTGTGCAAGGGAATATGTTCTTAGAATGAGAAAACAAGGAAAACAACACTTTAATTGTCTCTACAGATGTTGTACTGTCAAGGACAATAAATTTGAGACATATGGTGAAATAGGAAGAAAGCCCGATGATGTTCCCGAACCAACATTATATCGCCAGATGAGAGATAATGGTGTTACAGTATGTAGACGATGTCATACTGACTGTATTACTGTTTATGATTTAGCTATGCATATCAAGAATACTTGTCCAGAAAGAATGGTAACATGTAAGATATGTAAAAAGGATATGAAACAAAGAGACTTAGATGAGCATGCTAAATCTTGTTACTTCATGTGTCTATACTGTGGTATAGAAATTCCTATCCTAGACAAAAAAAAAATTCCTAAGCATCAATGCATGAAAAAACCTCTATTTAAATGTAAATTTTGTAATTATTCCTTTAACACAGAAACAATTATGAACTTTGCAACACAAGGTTTTACTCATAATTGCAGTAGAGTTTATAAAACAGAGTGTGTTCCGTGTAATTCAGGTGTATCACGAATGATGACGTCAACAACTAATGCACAGGGTGTTCCATTAACAGTTGACGATGAAGCTAAGTTGTTTACACAAACACCTATTATAATACATCAAAATCAAAATACTACTAGTACTATCGAAGATTTTCCTGATAGTGTTATTCTTTAAAAGCACTCAAACTATAAGGTGCATTTATTCTGTGATCATAAGTTACCATACAAGCCATAAACCATATAAAATATTTGTTAATATTCATTTTTCTTAATAAATATATTGCAATACTTGCGGGAATTATTTGATAGTCCTTATATTCACTGTACCAGACAAAATAAACAATTAAAAGTTCAAATGAATATATTAATTGCCATATCTCTTTAGTTATTATATTTTTTCTTAGCAACGTCATACCAAAAGCTGAAGTTTGAATTGCAGGAAGAGTAAAAAATACTAATGTTTTATTTGTTTCCCTTTGAAAAACACTACCACATATAATAGTTGCTCCTATCTGACTAATACTAAAAAAAGCACTATATAGCGTTTTTACAATTGATTTCTTTTCTATATTTTGATTTCCTCGTACTGTTGATACATTTGCAGTTCCATATTTAATAGTTGATATATCAGCTCCTGCCATTGTAAAAAATATTATAGCCATAGCATAGTCTGGATATATAATTGACAATATAGATCTAAATCCAAAAAACATTGAATGTAATCTTAGTTCTTCCCATATAAACATTGCCATTTTTTTTACTAATTTTCCATCGTTTGATATTGGTCTCTTTTTTAAAACTGAGAACACAAATGATGTTACATGAAGCAACACATGTGGGATCATTACATATTTTGATATAAATATTTTACCGTAAAATAAATAATTTAATCCCTGAATAATAAAATTTATTAAACAATATATTCCCATTGATTTATGAATATGAAATGGGTCTTCGCTTGTAATTAATTTACTTAAAAACATACTTTATTTATATAATACTCTTTAATGTATTTTATAAATATATTTTATCAACCTCTGGGTTGCATAATAACAGACCCTTCTTTATTTACATGGCCTATTTCGTCTCCGATTTCACCATCATCTAAATATTCATATAGTGTTCCATTAGAGTTTATAGAACCCTCTATATACATCTTTTTATTATCCAAAACGATTACTTCCACTTCAATTTCCTCCTCTTCTTCCTCCTCTTCTTCCTCCTTTTCTTCGTCGTGTAATCCAACCATATTTTCAGAGCCGATATACTTACTATCATCATTATCTTTATTCTCGTTTTCCTCTTCTTCCCAATCATCACAATTATACCCTTCTTCCTTGAATTCTTCAGTCAATTCATCATTACAAGTTTGACAAACAGTTATTTCTTCAGTTGGACTTTTTTGTTCTCCTTTATATAAACAGTAGATGTTGCTATTCCAACAATCTATCTTTTCATCACAATTATCACAAACTACATATCTTTTTTCTTCCTCCTCCTCTTCCTTCTCTTCCTCCTCTTCCTTCTCTTCCTCCTCTTCCTCCTCTTCAGTATCATCTGTAATGGCTAGCATACAAGCCTTCTTTTTACATTCTGAACAGTCAGGATCGTCATTGGTTGTAACAAAGCCACATTTACTGCACTTATATCTTAGATAATATACTTCTTTTTCTATATTTCTATAATCAGGTTTTATCATTTTAGTACTATGAATGCCTTCTTTATCTTCCCAATAACAATTATTACACCTAGTGTTTTCATCAATACTTCCATCTCTGTATCTATCTAATTTTATATCACAGTTATCACAATTGTTTATTTCCTCTTCCTCCTCCTTTTTCTCCTCCTTTTTCTCCTCCTTTTTCTCCTCCTCTGTTCCTTCTTTTTTTTTAAGCCAAAATTCCATCATATCTTTAGAATATGTTTCTTTAATTTTATTTTCAATACTTTTTCGATAAGGATGGCCATCATCTTTTTCTTCCTCTTCTTCATCCTCCTCTTCATCCTCCTCTTCATCCTCCTCTTCATCCTCCTCTTCATCCTCCTCTTCATCCTCCTCTCCATCATCTGAATCTTTTTCATCAGGAGAACAATATTCAGGATGATCCGATTTAGCAGAAGAATAACAATTAGAACAAAATTTTACTTCATTTGAACCATATAACAACGAACCATTTTCTTTACTTGAAATTTCTTTTTTATTACAGTTATGACATTCTATCATCTCTTCTTCTATGTCATTAGAACTTCCACTATCGCTTGTATTTGTTTCTTCAGAACTTTCACTTGTTTCACGGTCTAACATCGTAGTAAAATTATTATTCTTTTCGTGTATTTCTATAAATACATTTTCAGAATCATTCTTAAATTCAACGTCAACATTGCTTCTGCCTACAATATATTCATTTATCGTTGTTTTTATATCTACAATTTGGTCTTTTAAATAATCTACATCCGAATCTATTTTTTTTAGATTATTTGTTAATATTTCTATGTGTGACATTTTTGTAAACTCACCACCTGCTACATTTGATACAGTTTTAGACAACATTGACATTTTACTTGCTAAATCTTCCATTTTTGTATTTAAATTTTTCGTATCATTTAATCCATCTCTTTCGGCTTGTTCCCAAGCACTACGGAATGTGGTTAAAAGTCTGTTTTGAATGTAATTTTCTATTTCTAACTTTGTAAAATAGATTAAATTATTCTGTAATCTATCAATAAAGTCCATAATAAATTGATTGAATACTTTTATTATGGATTTTCTTTTAAATATTTTAACTTATTTATTTCTTAGATCTCTTAGCTTTCTTAGATTTCTTTGCCTTGCGGCTTGTGGCTTTCTTTGATTTCTTTGCCTTTCTTACTCTCATTGCCTTCTTAGTTTTAGGTCCAAAACTTCTGCTTCCCTTAGGTTGCAAAAACTTCTTTAAGTGTCCAGACTTTTTGGCATTAGCACTTGCCTTGCGAGACTTAATTCTACCATCTTTATACATTAAGTGCATTTTCTTTAGTCCACCTTTGGTTTTCATGGCTTTTCCATGCATAACTTCAGCACGGCTTCCAACAAGCTTATCGTATTTAGCTCCTCCAACATGGTACATACCATCAGCTGCAGCATCTAATCTTTTTACCATTATATATATTCTAAATATTTTTTTCTTAACGGATATTTATGTTTTTTGGCGGACAACAAGCATTTACTTTTTGCGCAGGGGTAGTTGAAAAAGGAATATCTGAAGCCCTGGAACTTCCTAAAGTTTTCACATTAGTATCCTTTATTACATTCGTAAAAGAGGGTCTATTTTTAAAAATATAAGATACAGGAGGTTCTGTACCATAATATCCTTTATTTCGTACCTGCTCTCCAAAACCAGAAGGACCACCCTCTCTTTGCCCAAAACCATTTAGAGTTAATGACGCATATTCTCGTTGTTTATTCTTTACATTCCGAATTGAATTAGCGGCTAACTGTCTAGCTGATTTTCTCCATGCATTAGCATCATTCTGTGGTTTTATTATCTGGTCTGTGTCCTTAGATATACGTGAATTATGCTGTGCTGTATTCATTGAAAATATAGATCTCGTCATTATATTATTATTAGAATATATAAAATAATTGAAATAAAATTAAAGACATCTTATGTATTAAAAACATGTCAAACTTAGCTACCCAATACCAAAAAAAAACTGACAAACAACATATCTTGGACAATCCAGATACCTATATCGGAAGTGTCGAAAATGTTGATTCTCATTCATGGGTCTTCCATGAAAATAAATTAGTTAAAACGTTTATTGAATATATACCAGGGTTGTATAAATTATTTGATGAAGGTATTGTAAATTGTAGAGACCACGCGATCAGAATGAAGCAAACAATATCTAACGGAGATAAAAATGCACTACCTGTTACAAATATTAGTATATCAATTGACGATGAAGGAGTAATTACTATGTTAAACGATGGAAATGGTATTGACATTGAAAAGCATCCTGAATATAACATATGGATTCCTGAAATGATATTTGGACACCTAAGAACATCTACTAATTATAATAAAGATGAAAAAAAGATTGTTGGAGGTAAAAATGGTTTTGGTTTTAAGTTAGTTTTGATTTGGTCCACATATGGTTCTGTTGAAACTATTGACCATACCAGAAAACTAAAATACACACAAGAGTTTAAGGACAACTTAGACGTAACATGTGAACCTAAAATTACAAAAAGTACAGCAAAACCTTATACAAAAGTTACATTTAAACCAGATTATAAAAGATTTGGTATTGATACATTATCACCACATATGAAAGCACTTCTAATTAAAAGAATCTATGATATATCGGCGGTTACTGATAAATCGGTAAAAGTTAAATATAATAATACACTAATTCCTACAAAAAACTTCAACCAGTACATAGATCTATATCTAACTGAAGATAACAAAAAGGTTTATGAAGAAGCAAATGACCGTTGGGAGTATGCTATTGCACTTTCTCCATCTCATGAATTTCAACAAATCTCATTCGTAAATGGTATCTCTACATCAAAAGGAGGTAAACATGTCGACTATATTCTAAACCAAATTACTAAAAAAATGATTACATATATCGAAAAAAAGAAAAAAGTTACTGTTACTGCTAATTCTATTAAAGAACAAATTATGTTATTTGTTAGATGTGACATCGAAAATCCAGCATTTGATAGTCAAACTAAAGATTACATGAATACACCACTCGCAAAGTTTGGTTCTACATGTACTGTAAGTGATAAATTTATTGATAAAATTGCTAAACATGGTGTCATGGAAGCTGCATGTGAAATTACTAATCTAAAGGATAATAAGGCCGCAAAAAAGAGCGATGGTAAAAAGTCTAAGAATATTCGTGGTATTCACAAATTAATTGATGCTAATTGGGCTGGTACAGCTCAATCTGATAAATGTACTATTATATTTTGCGAGGGAGACTCAGCTAAGGCGGGTATTGTATCTGGATTAAGTACAGAAGATAGAAACATTATTGGAGTTTATCCTATGAAAGGTAAAGTATTAAATGTTAGAGGAGAAACTCAAAAAAAGATTAATGATAATAAAGAAATTATTGAAATCAAAAAGATTCTTGGTCTAGAAACTGGTAAAAAGTATTGTGAGACAGATATTAAAAAATCTCTAAGATACGGAAAGGTCTTATTTATGACAGACCAAGATTTAGATGGTTCTCATATTAAAGGCCTTGGAATAAATCTCTTTCAATCTGAATGGGATTCTCTTTCTAAGATTCCTGGCTTTATTGGATTTATGAACACACCTATTCTAAAAGCAAAAAAAGGCTCACAAGAATTATTGTTTTATAATGACGGTGAATATAATTCATGGAAAGAGAATAACTCTACTAATGGATGGAAAATAAAATATTATAAGGGACTTGGTACTAGCACTGGTAGTGAGTTTAAAGAATACTTTCAAAATAAAAAAGTTGTCACATTTGCACATACTACTTCAAGTGATAACTCTATTGATAAAGTTTTCAATAAAAAAAGAGCTGATGATAGAAAAACTTGGTTGTCACAATATGACAGAGATAATTTTCTAGATACAAATAAAGATAGCATCACATATGATGATTTTATAGATAGAGAAATGATTCACTTCTCAAAATATGATTGTGACCGTTCTATTCCTAACTTAATGGATGGTTTGAAAATCAGTTTGCGAAAAATATTATATTCCGCATTCAAAAAAAATCTTAATAGCGAAATAAAAGTTGCGCAATTTTCAGGATATGTCTCTGAACATTCAGGCTATCATCATGGAGAGGCAAGTCTTAATGCAGCAATTGTTGGCCTTGCGCAAACATTTATTGGTTCAAATAATGTAAATCTATTTATGCCTAACGGACAGTTTGGAACTAGATTGCAAGGCGGTAAAGACTCTGCTTCAGAAAGATATATATTCACACAGCTTAATAAAATTACACGTGTTATATTTAATCAACAAGACGACGCAATTCTTAAGTATCTTGATGATGACGGCTTTCCTGTTGAACCAATCTATTATATGCCTGTCGTACCTATGGTTCTTGTTAATGGTTCTAAAGGCATTGGAACTGGATTTAGTACAGAAATTCTATCGTACAATATTTCAACTATTATTTCATATATTAGAAATAAACTTAACAATCATACACAAAATGTTACAAATTTTGTACCTTATTATGAAGGATTTACAGGAACTGTAGTTGAACTTTCAGAACAAAAATTTCTAGTTAAAGGTAAGTACCAAGTTATAGACGATACTACAGTTCATATTACAGAATTACCTATAGGAACATGGACTGATGACTATAAACAATACCTAGAAACTCAAATGGAAACTGTTGATAAAAACGGTAAGAAAACTACTCCGTTAATTAAGGATTATAACGATATGAGCAAATCAACTAACATTGACATAACAGTAACATTCAATGATAGTCAGAAATTATATAAGCTTTTATCATCATATGGTGAAAATGGCATTAACGGTCTTGAGAAAAATCTTAAGTTGACCTCAACTGTCACTACTACTAATATGCATATGTTCGATTCTAATGAGAAACTTAAAAAGTATGAATCTATCCCTGAAATTATTGATGATTTCTATGACACTAGACTTGAAGGATACAAAACTAGAAAAGAATATCTTATTCAAAATATTCAGAAAGAACTCACACTTCTTTCTAATAAAAAGAGATACATCCAAGAAATCTTAGATGATACTCTAGACTTGAGAAAAAAGAAAAAGAATGACATTATTCAACTTCTCAAAGATAAAGAATACGATATCATTGAAGACGACCACGACTATAAATACCTATTAAAAATGTCAATGGATAGTCTTTCAGAAGAAAATGTATCAAAGTTGTCAAATGACCATGAAATTAAGCTTGAACAATTACAAGATATTATGGAAACATCTATTGAAACAATGTGGCTACGTGAACTTGACCTACTTGAAATTGAATATAATAAATTTGTAGAGCACAGAGCTAATGAAAGAGAAAATGAACTCGGTAATAAAAAAAAGAAATCCAAAAAATAATTCAAATAATAGTTTGTTTATTTGAAAAAAAAATGATTTAAATAATATTTTTTTTAATTACATATATTATATCGTATCATGTATTCTATTGCTACTGTTATTATTAGTAGAATTAAAAATAGATTTACAGTTCCAAAGGTTATTCTAGGAAGATGGAGTAACGAAGACTGTATTATAAAAACACGAACAAAAACAGACTTTGCTAACGAAGACCACTGCTCATGTGATGACTATTTAAAAAGAAAAAGACTTGAACTTCAAGAAAGAGAAAAAAAAATAACTCAACTATAAAAAAATATTCTATAATATATTATATTTTTTTAAATTCTATAGATTATTAGTTCTTTGGTTGTTGATTCAGGATTCTTTGAATTAATTGCACGTCTCGCAGTTATTTCATCTATTTTACATTCTGAAAATTTATCTAATACCATATCAACCTTTGCGTTACTTAGTAAATATTTTATTTTCTTTTTGTTCAATTCTAAAATATTATCAAATAATTTTTCATGACATTCTAAGTCAAAACCACATTCTAAATATTTTACAAATGACTTTGGATTTTCAGGAGCATATGGTGGATCGAAATACACAAAATCATTCCTCTTCATCTTTTTAAACGCATCAATGAAATCACAACATATAAATTTTACATCTTTTAATAATTCACTTAATCTATTTATATCTTCCTTTGTTATAATTGTAGGTGTTTTCTTGTAATGTCCATAAGGAACATTGAATCCATTTGGACCTTCTCTATATATACCCCGAAAACATAACTTATTTATTATCATGAATAAAGCTGAATATTCCACAGATTCCTTATTACAGTTATTGAATTTGTTTCTCAACCAATAATAATAACTCTCTTTAGATGTTTTTGCTTGTTCTAACGTTTGTGGTTTTCTATTTATTTCATCACCATTCAATTCGTCATACTCACTTATTATTGTTTCAATATAATTAAATAACTCATTACTACTCTTTTGTATATGTTTGTATACGTTTATTAGACCTTCATTCAGATCACATGCGTATACATCACCCTTTATTTTAATCTCACCTCGCTCTTTCATAGATAATACCGCCAATAATACACTGCCACCTCCTACAAATGGTTCATGATAGTTATTCATTTCTTTCGGAATCTTATTCAATAATGTATCTATTATCTGTGTCTTGCCACCTACCCACTTTAAAAATGGTTTATGATTCATACTTTATTCTAATTAATAAAATAATTTTAAATCTATTTTCTTGAGTATTTGAAATGTGTTCTCTCATTTCTCTCGTTTGTCTTATTGAAAGAGATATCAATACACACTTTTACACTTATGGACTAAAGTGTATCTCTTCAATATTACTACCTCTTTAGAAGATTAATGAGAGAAAGAGAGAACTACAAAGTATATAAAGTTATTTTACAAACCATAATATTATGAAAATTAGAAATTTTTTGATAAAATCAGTTATATCACCACATGGTATAACCGACTTATCACATAGCATTTCAAACAATTTGTATCCTACTCTTTTCAAGATACAAGCAGTCACTATCATATCATCTGCTATAGCTAATAGTAACAACTTATCTTACTTAACAGACACTGCATTTCTAGTTTCATCGATATATCATTTTAGAAATGACTTTACAGATTTAAACATTAATAACTTTAAAATTCCAAAAATAATTACAAGTGCTCTATTTATTATATCTTGTATACTTTACGATAAATTTTTACCATATGAATTAGGAATAGACACAATAGTTCTTTTTATGACACTATTTCATGTTCCAAATCATTACAAAAATAATTGGAAACATATTCAAAAAGAACCGTTATTAAATTTTTTTATTATAACATTTTTTACTGCTTTTGTTAATGGTGCAACAACATTAAATCCACAACTTATTTTTGATAGTAATGCAATGACACTTATAAAATCAATTACAATTAGTCATATTATATATTCGGAAATATACGTTAGAGATAAAAAGGTATAACTGTATATAAGTGTAACACTTAAAGATTAATTTATAATATTACCATGGAGACTAAAGATAAAATTATAAAAGATAATAAATTATTAGAAAATATTAATCAATATCTACATAATGAGGGTGTAATACAAAATGATAGATTGAAAATATTATTCAACGTTCTACACAACAAATTAGAAACAAATATTGAAAATCATATTTACGCTATGTTAGAAGAGTCGTTATATTCAAAAAATGAAATTTTTCAAAGAATATACATGTTATTCGGAAGTGAACAGTTTAAACAGAAATTAGACCAATTTTATACACCATCCACTATTGGAGAATTTATTAACTCGTTGCTATTAGAAAACAAATGTGTTATTGATCCTGCATGCGGCACTGGAGATTTACTAATAAATTATAATTCACACGATCTACACATGTGGGATATTAGCCCAAGTGTTTTGGAACTTGCGGAATTTAACTTTAAATTTCGCGGTAAAGATGCCTACAACATAAGAGAAATAGATACTCTTCTTAACTATAGTGATAGTAACAATAAATTTGATTATTGCATATTAAATCCACCATTTGGTACTAAAACTATTGTATCAAATAAAGAACTACTTGATAAATATTTTCTCGGAAAAAATATGAAAAAACAAGAACAAGGAGTTCTTTTTATAGAAAGAAGTATGAATTTACTAAATGATGATGGTATACTTTTTGTTATTTTACCAAATGGATATCTAGGAAATAATAGTCATAAAAATCTGAGAAAATATATTATAGACAATTTTAGATTACTCGCCATTATTGAAATGCCAGATAATACTTTTACAAGAAGCGGTACAGGCGTAAGTACATCAATACTTATCATACAAAAAAGAATTATGAAAAAAGACTATGAAATATTTATAAAAATTATTGATAATATTGGATACGATTTGTCTAAAAAAAACACTCCTCTTAAGTTTAAAAAAAAACTAAATGGTGAATACGCTTATGATACAAATAATGTTCCAATTATTTTGTCTGATTTTCCTGACACAAAAAACGAAATTATCTCATTTTTTAATAGTAATAACATAACTAATATTAAAAGGGATAATAAAGACACTAATTACGACTTCGTAAATTGTAGCGACTTAATAGATCTAAACTTTAGTCCTAGATTATACTACAGAAAATATAAGAATATTATTGAACATTGTATATCACAACAATATATAAAAGTTAAAGATTTGGTATCAAAAACAAACTTTACTTTTACGAAAGAGCCTACTTCAAGTTACAATTACATTGATATTAGTTGTGTTAAAAAATGTATGTATGAGTATAAAGAGTACTATGGCAACGAATTACCAGATAGAGCCAAATATATTACAAAAAAAAATGATATTATTGTTTCAAGATTAAAGGGAAAAAGTTTAACATTCACTATTTTACATGAAGATAATCTTATTGTCTCTAATGGATTTACTGTACTTAGGGCTAAATCTGAGGAACTTGCAATAATATTATTCGCAAACCTTTTTCAAGAAGAAACATTTATTCAACACAGAAGTCTACTTACAGGTAGTATTATGGAATCAATATCTGATAGTGATTTTACTGAGATTTATATAAATAATGAAATAGATACAAATAAATCTAAAAAAATTGTTGATTCACTATATATACTAAATAAAGAGTTATAATTGTTATAAACAAATGTTATAACTGTATATGAGTTATAATGTGAAATATATTCATCCAGCAGTTTTAAGATTTAATATTCCAAATGAAATGAAACTGATAATAAATTCATTTCATCAAAATAGTCAAGGATATACTAGAGATGAAATTATAAAAATGAAATCCATTAAAGAATCACCCAATAATGTTTATAAAATGAACGCCATTGCTGTTGAGTTACATACATTCTATTTAGAAGGATGTTTACCAAGCAAAATAAAAAATAATGGAATGTATCCAAGATATTTAAAAATGAAAAATGACATAACAGACGGTAATTCATTATATTATTCTAATCTGAAACGTATAGAACTTGTTTCATATAAAATAGCATATAGAAACGGAATAATTAAGAAAGAAGCTCTTGATGAATTTCATAAACGTAATAATTTCACATATGAGTAGCTATTATTTAATTGTAAAAGATGTACCACATCCACACATTGATTTCGTATTTGGATTTTGAAAATCAAACGTCTCCCCCATAATGTCTTTTTTCCAGTCAATAGTGGTTCCCCATAAATGCAACATACTATATTCACATATATATAACCTGAAACTTTCTTCTTGAATATATTCCATACCAGGAGTCGGATTTTCTAAAGGTTGTATATTATATTTATATCCATTACATCCACCTCCTCTAACCGAGAACATTAACTTTTTACTATTTGTATCAATTGCTATTTGCGACAACTTTTTAGCAGCGTTCGCGGTAATTTTTACAATATCACTTGTCTTCATTAAATTAAAAAAATATTTTATTTAACGAAGATTACAAATTTTATTTAATTAATTGTTCTAAATCACATCTAAAGTTATCGAGATGTTCCTTGTGTACTTGCAACAAACGGATTGCATCCCTAATTCTGTCCTCTTCACTATATCCTCCTTGACGCCTATTAGATTCACCGTTACCCCAATACATATTCCTTGCTAGAAATCTGTCATTGGGATCACGATGGCAAATTTCAATGTAGTTATTTTCTGATGCATATGTACTAGAATACTTGTTTGCATCAACAACCTCTCCACTATATTTGCAAATATGAAGTGGTCGTTCTTCCAAATCAATAATCTCTTTAAGAGGTTCAAATGATTTCTTATCAATATTCTCAAAGTTATATATCTGTGTCATTAACTCCTTTAGTGTTTCTATCAATTCTGAAGGCAAAGCAAAGTCCTTAGGTCTAATACCAATTGGATAGGGATAAGAGGGACTTTTCTTAAACTCGTCGTAACTAATATCTATAGGAGGACAGTACCTAGAATTTCTATTAAAGATAGAATTTCCAAATCTTTCATTCTTAGAAAGCACTTTGTTACCATTAAGGTAATTTTCAATTTCAGTCATCTTAACATATGGTGCTCCCTGAGTTTGCATCATCTGAAATAATTTATCTTCTATTATTTTTTTAACCTTGGGGTCACAAGTAGGACTTCTCACCATTTTTTCAATTAAACCTTGCATTTTTTTAACTTTAAGGGCGTGAACTTCAAGTTCAATTAAAGGAATATTTACAGGATAGCTTGGCGCAACAATTTCATTATCATTTACTATTGTTGCTTCACACAAATAATCCGTTATTTTATTTAAAGGAACTAAGTGACTATTTTCAGTATCTACATGAAACGATCTTATCATAAGAAATTTCTTAAATAAACCGATTACCTTAACAGGGCATCCTTGACATAAACCATATTCCTTTAGTTTTGAAATACCACTTGGGTTCTGTTTTGTTATCTTATTTACAGAATGAACAGGAACTGTCTTATTCGCAATAGCATAAATAGTTTCCTTAAAGACTACATGCTCTTCAACACCCTCTTCGAATTTTTGAACTGACTCTGCGTCAGCTACACTCACACCTCTAAGATTTAGTATCCTGTTGTATAACTCCATATTGTACTGTACGTTTTCAAACGACTACATATTTAAATCAATTTTTTTTATATACAATTTATAACGGTAACCTATGTATAAATTATTTTCTTTATACGAAACCGATGGCATTTTTGAACATGATAAAATGAATGTAAAACACAGCGATAACATTTTTATTACACCCTGGAGCATTGCACACTTTGTTACTGGTTATGTTATGTCAGAAGCTGGAATTAATTATTTAAGTGGATTTACTATTCATTCTCTTTATGAAGCTATCACATTATACAGTGAAACTATTAAAGATAAATGGAAAAAGGTCTACATTGGCCATAAAACAGACTCGATCTTTAATACGCTCGGAGACACTATTGTATTTATGATTGGAATGTTTTTAGCAAAAAAAAATAACTCAGTCATATTACTTCTTATTATACTTCTTATTGGTTTGATATTCTATTCAACGTCATTTCAAAATTATATAAATGATAAAAGAATGAATAAATTTAAAGAATTATATCCACAACTTAAAAATGTTAAATTTCATGACCATACCGAAAGGTATAACCTTTTCTTTTATTTGTGGATTTTCGTTAGTGTAACATTAATAATTAAAAAAAAAATTGAAAAAAAAATATAGAACACAATTATATACATAAACTAATATGAGTGCTCATGTCATTATCAATATCGAAGGAAATATCGGTACTGGTAAATCTACTATTCTATCAGAGTTAAAAAAAACATTAGAAATTAAATATCCCGATGATGTTCTATTTCTCACTGAACCAGTAGACAAATGGGATACTATTAAAGATTCACAAGATATTAGCATATTGAAACATTTCTATCAAGACTCCAATAAATATGCATTCCCGTTCCAGATTATGGCATGTTGCACACGTATTAGTAACTTAAAAAATGCTATAAATAATAATCCTAATTGTAAAATTATTATTTGTGAACGCTCTATAGAGGCTGATGCAAATATATTTGCACAAATGTTATATGATGATAATGTTATGAATGAGATGGAACATAAGATTTATAGATTGTTTTACGACGAACATAAAGATTTATATAAAGCAAATGGTTACATATACTTAGATTCTAATGCTGACGTATGTCTTGAACGAATTAAAATGCGTTCACGTGATGGTGAATCTAATATCCCAATTGAATACTTACAAAAATGTCAAAAATATCACGATAAATGGTTAAAGAATACAAATATGTCTACCAATGTCTTAATTCTAGATACTAACAAAAATGTTACCTATAATAATGATGACGGCAACGTATGGATAACTAAAATAGTAAACTTCATTAATGATGTCGTCTCTGATCAAACTTTGTAATGATACATCTTCCCACTATTAGTCCATGTTTGACATACATCAAATAATTCAATCTGTTTTTTATCTAATTCACTAGATAATTGTTTACTACAAAATACATCTGTACCACGTTTACACTCACTCATTACTTTTTTGCCTATTCTATCATTAACCTCTTCTGGAAAACACAAATTACTAATATATATTATATCGAAGTCTTCATAATTAAAACCATCGTCAAATATGTCTTTATTAAAAAATTTTATTTTCTTTTTTAATGATTTAGGCATCGTTTCAAGTAGTTCCAAAGACTTATTATATCTGTGTTCAGATAACTCTATCCCTACAGATAATTCTAATTGAGGATACATTTTCATTGCATTTATTGTAACACTGCCGTTTCCAGAACCCAAATCTACAAAAACTTTTCCTTGTTTTATCCTAACCTTTTCTTTTAAAATTTTCATTAATCCATCTTTCGTTAACTCACCATACGTTGATATGTATCCATTCTCATTAAATAAATCTTGATCACTATCTGGAATTTTATCCCAGGGCATATATAAATACACTAAATATTTTATAATAATTAAACTATATTATCTATGTCTATATCATTATTTGAATTATCCACTTCAGGTTTCTTAGCCAAAAGACGAACCCTATCAGCACTCACACGTTCCTCACGCTCTCCATCGTCGTAATGGACATCATATGTACCTTCTGCATTTCTGCTATGAATTTTTGCACGGTACCATTTACCAATCCCTTTATAATTTCCTTCGACAATTGTTCCTTCTCCGAACATATCAGATAAATTTTTCTCTATATACGTCGTCAATTCTGAATGTTTTGATATCCAATCTTTTCCATTTATAGTTGCCTTCGTTTGCAGTCTGTCTGAATTTTGAATATCTTTCACAACTAATGTTCTACCGTAATCCTCACTTAAATCATCAATTATACTAACATCTGAATCCGATTCATATGCTGCATCAATGTCATACCTTTTTTTTAATTTTTCAAGTTTATCATCCAATTTCTTTAATAAGTACATTTTTTCATATTGATTTTCCTTTTTATATTTAACTTCTGAATAATTAACATCATGCTCGTCTAATCTTATATCTCTAAACCCTATTACATCTTCAGGTATACCTTCATGTGAATTTCTATATCCCGAACCATCTTTACGTTCAGGGCATAATATATTTAAATATTTCGAATAAGATGTCATACAAACATAAGGTGCATTTTTGTTCTCGCTTATATACCTATCATGCATATCATTCAAATAATCAGGCATTATTGCCCTTTCTTTTCTTTCCAAAGCTAACTCCTTCCTTATATCGTTGTAGATACTCTTATAGTTTCTAGATGTTGTTTCGTGTTCAAGCATGTATCTTTCTGGTTGTTTAAACTCTAATATCTTCTGTTGAAAGGCTATTAACAAATTCATTATACCTGAAACTAGAGGAATTATAAACATATTCTCGATCTCCGTACATTGAAAACCAGATGAAATAAACATTAATACGCTTGCAATCATCGTTTGCGAAAATATCGTCATCATTGATTGATCATATAACTTTCTATACCTATTAGATTCTTCTCTATGTATAAAACAATAACATAACGATTTCTCTGCTATTTCTTTCAATAATATCTCTTGTCTTAATGACCACTTTATCTTATCATCACTCTTTGCATTTCTTTTTACTATGTCTCTAAATTCATCTTCATTTACATAGTTTTTGGATACTAAATCGGCCAATTCTTTCAAATGTTTCTTTTTCGTTTTACTTGCCTTTCGAGCATAATCTTCTTCAGCTCCTTCTTGAGGTTCCTCATTTCCCTCACTTATTTTATCTGGTAACTCTTCATTTATTATTTCATTCTCTTCTACGGGTTCTTTACTCTCACCACTATCCATTTTATTATATTATTCAATATTAAAATTGTACTCTTTTTCCTCAATCCAATACCTCCTTTTCATTTTAGGAATTATATTATCCTTATGCGTTAAATGTTCTACTTCTCGAGCCCATTTATCAAGATTTCTTCTATCTAATATTTCACTCCAATTTTCAACATATATCACAGGTAAACCATCATACATATAGTCCATTGGAGAATGCTTTGTTATTAATATACCTCCCACTAAAAATACTTCCCATGTTCTGTGACAATCTAAACCTAGACCATGTGTACTTACTACAAATTTATGCTTTGAATATAATTCATATACCTCTGGTATATCAGTTGTCCTTTGTTTTAAAATTACTAAATGTTCACATTGCATACCTAATAATTCTCTTTTTACAACATTTCTTTCTATTCCAACACCTGGTCTACCCAAAAGATGTACATCACAAAATACTTTATTTACTTTCTTTCCTTCATATTTATCCCTTTTATTCAACATTACTTTCATTGTTTCACTTAAATTACCATGTAACCAACAGCTAGCAGCTGGAAAACCAATTGGATAAGGAAATAATTTAGGATGAATTATTGTTCCGTCGTAATTTTGAGTGTACCATCGCTTTATCATTTTACAATTTATTATTGCATTAAATGTTTTATCACTTAGTGAACTTGGAACTGGTCTTGCTCCATAACTAGATATTAATATACACTCCTTTTCTATCATACCTATATTATTAGCAAAAATATCCAAATCTGTTTCTCTTATTTGATCCTCTTTAAACCAATACTTACTCTTTTTACTTATCATCGCTGTATTTCTTATCCATATTATAGGTTCTCCTGATGTCATCTCGCCTATTATCATACTTACTAATCTCTCCTTTGGAAAAGTTATTAAAAACTCTCCATCATGATATGAACCTTTTTTCATATATTTTGGGTATATCCATGTGTCTAGTAATTTATCCATTAATATATTTATAAATATTTATTTAGTTAAATAAGCGAATTAATTAAATAAACATATTAAATGAAGAACGTTAAATACAAAAATGATTATCATAAATCCACTGAAAAAAAATATGCTACAAATATTCCACTACTAGAAGACTTTATACAACTTTACAATAATGAAACTAATACCGCTAATACATTTTTTATACACAACAACAGCTCAGAAAAAAATAAAGTTTCACTTTGGATACAAATGGAACATACTCTAGTATTATCAAAAGGAAGAGATTTAAATAGTGCGCCAGTTGGAAAAATTCCAAGCATATATAATGATAAATCCTTCTATCATGTTAGAATTGATAATATGAATGCATACAAAAGTTTCGATTTTGTTATTGAATACAGCAAACCGAACATTAAAAACATATCAACATACCCAGGATATTCGGGATGGCTAAATAAAATTATATACATACCACCTATGCCATTCGTTTCAACATTTAAAATATCACCTGTTCAAGACAAAAAAAGAAATCTTGATATATTAACATCTTATTTGTGCATTTCTAATAGTAAACGAAGAGAACAATTTCTTAACACTCTTAAAAATACTAATCTGGATAAAGAATATAATAGGAAAAATATTACTAACATTTTTGATATTAATAAGTTAAAAGATATATATGATGATACTAAAATTATTATCAATATTCATCAAACAGAACATCATCACACATTAGAAGAATTTAGAATATTGCCCGCTATAATGAGAAAAGTAATTATTATCAGTGAAGATGTACCATGTAAAGAAGAAATACCTTATAGTAATTATATTATATGGTGTGATTTCAAAGACATCCCAAGTAAAACAAAAGAAGTTTTAGAAAACTATGAAATATATTTTGATAATCTTTATGGTCCACTATCAGAAATCAACAATATTTTTAAAAAAATGTATACTGACGCATATAAAGACTTTAAAAATAAAATACAAGGGTTCGAAAAAAATAATAATATTAGTTTGAATAAAAATAATATAATAGAAAAAGATAGTAATATGTCTGACTCATTATTTGACTTTAAAAAATTTCAAGAATTAAGTTCAGAAATACAAAAACAATATACTAGATTGAAAACAGTAGAAGAAAAGTACGACGATCTTCTTGATGAAAACAAAAATTTAAGAAAAGAACTAAAATTATTAAAAAATAATAAAATGCCACAGTCTCAACATTTTAATTTATCAAAATCTGCCCTAGACTATGGTTTAGATAAAGTAATGCGTTTTAAAGACGGAAAACACATTTTCGGTCATAACTTTATTCATAGTTACACTAAGCTTTTTGATAGCTATGATTGTGATAATGTTGAAAATCTACTTGAAATCGGTATTGGTTGTCTGGAAAAAGGACAAATGGGAGGAAAGAATGGGATTATCACAAATTATGGATACAAAACTGGTAATAGTTTACGTTTATGGAGGGATTATTTTTTAAATGCTAAAATACATGGTATCGACATTTATAGTGAAGCTATGATTACTAACGAAGATAGAATAAATACTTATGTATGTGACCAATCATCACATGACCAACTGAATAATTTAATTTTTAAAAGTATTGGAACTAAACTTGATATTATAATTGACGACGGAAGTCATGAACTTAAACATCAAGTTACATCTTTCGAAACACTATCAAATCATCTTAAACCAAAGGGTTTATACATTATTGAATGCATCCAACCGAAAAATATAAAAACTTTAACTGATTTATCAGCATTTAAACACCCTGAAACCGTAAGAAAACTATTTAATATAACAATATATGACACTAGAAAAGATACAAATAAACACGACGACTATATGCTGGTATTTCAAAAAAGATAACCTTTATTTTTTTAGTACTTTTATTAATGTTAAGAAGATATACATGTTCACAAGAAATATTAAAGGACCAAGAAAAAGCGTTTTTAGGTCTATGAGTGAACCTCTTATTAGTGAAAAAGAACTACGAAGTGATTCCCAGTTCATTCCTGCAGACAAACCCTTCCACAAATATTTAAAAAAAGGAGAAGGAAAACTAGCAAGTAACTATCAAGAAGAAGAAAGTGAATTTTCAAAGAAAAGAAAACAAAAAATATACAGTGAACAGTACAACTCCCTTTATAATAAAGACCCATCTTCTAATTTATAATTTGTAACTATTCCATCAACATTATATTTCATAATATTTGTATAGACATAATTATTTTTACACGTATAAGTATACACTTTCATACCATAAAATTTTAAAAATATTATACTTTCATCATCTAATGCCCCCCAATGCATTACAACTATCCTTATTTTATAATCGTCAGACAACTTTTGATAAAATTCATTAGTTAAAGTATTATGTGTTATAAAAGCTAACTTCAATCCTGGTTTTATCTCTTCAACTTCTTTTAAGTGTCTCAAATTATAACTTGCTACTATTATATTACTAGTATTAAGTTCCTTCTCATTTATGAAATCTACTAACTCTTTAGATAATCTTTGACACCCTTTCATATCTAGATAAACCGACATACGTTTCATTCCAGGAATATTAAAAAACTCCTCTAAAGTTATTACATCTGGCTCAATTTTTAATATTTCATTAAACGTTAATTCGATTATTGCTTTATCCTCTTCTATCTCTGTGTCATGAAACACTATTATTTCTCCCGATTTACATAATTGTATGTCCAGCTCAATTATATCATAACCTCTATTTAACGCACTTACAAATGACTCAACAGTATTATCCTTATAATAATGACTGTCGCCTCTATGAGCAATCTGTACTATATCAAAAGCATAATTCATAATACTAAAATATATTATATATTATACAAACTATTTTATCCGTTACTTAAAAAAATCCTTTAAATTCTAATTCCTTATAGTCTCTGTCATTTTGTTTAGGCTTCTCCATTGGCTCAGCTAAAGTTGTCAAATCTTCTCTAAATCGCAAATAACTTTGAGCCTCACCATATATATCATTAACGCACCAATCAACTACTATACTATTTAGAGCTTCAATTTGACCAGTAATATCACTTGGTAAATTAGCCGAATTTGACAAAAAAATACTCCTCATTATTGTCTTTAAACTATCCGTGTTTTGTTTAGATATTATAAATTTATTACCAGACTTTTTATATACTCCTGCTCTTATTCCATTTTGAATAATATCTTGATTATCCGACGAAAAAAATGCTTTAGAAAGTACTGTATCATAAAAATTACCATTCATTGCGTCTAAAAAATCATTTGTTTTTGCAGGTATTTTGTCATATAAATCAAATTGATTTCCTTGAGGTAATCCAGCTAATCTCATTCTTCCATTCTCTAAATTTAAGTTACTCATTATATATTTAATTTATAAAAAAATATTTAACTTTTTTATTTATTATCTTATATTATATGGATTCATTTAAAAAGACTGTTTTATATGTTGCCGTTGTAATCTTAATAATTGCCCTCGTTGTTATTGGTTTGTCTATATCAAAATCAATTAGTAGTGCTAAGTGGCCTCCTGTTATTAATAGATGTCCTGATTTTTGGTCATATGAGGATAGTAGTGGAGATTGCATCAATACAAATAGTTTAGGAAACGCTGATGATACTGCCTGTCCTAATTATGCTACATCAGATTATTCAAACTGTGAAAGATTCAATTTTAGTGAAGATTCAAAATTTTCTGGTGCGAGTGAACTTTGCGAAAAACAAACATGGGCTAGAGCACTTGGACTAGAATGGGATGGTATCACTAATGATTCTAATGCGTGTTCCGAATAAATTTTTTATATTTAATATTAACATGAATGACATTTTAATATTAATACGTGATAAATTACCAGAAGAAGTTGCTGACCATATATATTCATACATACCAATACATCTTTTAAAATTAGTAACCAAATCAATTTATAATTACTATTATGAAGAACACACGTATTATCATATTAGAAATCATGAAGCATACGTTAACAGATTAATAAGATTGAATCTAACCCTTCCTTTCTACATGCACACTCTTTGTTCATATCCAAGATTATTAAAACGTAAAAAATTTGATTTTGCTGGTAAGACATACAAAAGTTATTTTGAATTTTTAAACGATTTATGCATTCAACATCGTAGTAATAAATGCAGAGATATACTATGGGAATTACATTATGAAACTTAACAAATAAGTTTTTGAGTCAAATCTGTATAAAAGAAACCTCTATTAATATTATATGAATACTATTAATATTAATAATATACTTGAAAGAGAAGAGACTATCGAAAAAATTAAAAATACCATTATTGATTTCGAAACTAAAAAAAATCAAACAAATATAAAACGCGGATTTTACATATATGGAAATCCAGGTTCTGGTAAATCAACACTTATTACAAACGTCTTAAAGGAACTTAACTACGATATTATTAATTATAATGCTTCTGATATTCGAAATAAATCTGTAATTGATGCTATTACAAAACATAATATATCAGAAGATAACGTTCTAACACTATTTAAAAAGGAAAAAAGGAAAATTGTTATCATTATGGACGAAATTGACGGTATGAATAGTGGAGATAAAGGAGGAATAAATTCACTTATTAAAATTATTAGACCAAAAAAAACTAAAAAACAAAAACTAGAGGAATACAGCTATAACCCTATTATTTGTATTGGAAGTTATCATATCGATAAGAAAATTAAGGAACTTATGAAAGTTTGTAATGTTTTTGAAATTAAATCACCTACTAATCCACAAATTAATACAATATTGGAAAAAATTATGCCAACACTTAATAGTGATGAAAGAAACAAAACTGTTCATTATGTCCAATCAGATATGAGAAAGCTAGAAAATATATATGAAATATACAAAAAAAAACCATTATATCTTAAAGATAGCAATATCTTCTCTTCTTTACAAAATAAATCTTATATTGATGATATTAAAAAAACAATTATTATCCTTTTTAATAATAAAACACCCCTCTCTTCACATAATCAAACCATATCTGAAACGGACAGAACTATTATTGCATTGCTATGGCACGAGAATATTATTGATATCTTATCTAAGAAAAAAACAAAAGAATCTATACCTATTTACATTGATTTTCTAGATAACATCTGTTTTGCAGATTATATTGACAGAATAACATTTCAAAAACAAATCTGGGAATTGAACGAAATGACATCATTACTAAAAACATATAAAAATAATCATATCTTACACGACAATATCACAAAAATAAACTTTAATCCAAAAGAAGACAGTGTAAGATTTACCAAAGTTCTTACAAAATATTCTACTGAATACAATAATTCTTTATTTATATTTAATTTGTGTGATGAACTTATGATGGATAAAAACGACTTGCTTTACTTTTTTACTGAACTTATTAACAATAATCCTAATGAAACCGAATTATTATCATACTTTGAAAACTACGAAATTAATAAATTAGATATTGCTAGAATTTCTAGATATCTCAAAACTTTTAATGATGACTTTAATGAGATTGATGATATTATCAGCAGTGATGACGACATCTAAAATATATCACTGTTCCAATCATCAAGTAAACCACCTGCTAAAAGATTACTTTTCATTGATACATCCAATAAATCCATCTTTTCAATTAATTTTAGTTTTCTAGGCATTCCTACTTCGTCATCTTCTAATGTCTTTAAGATTTTATTCTTCTTCATGTTTACTCCAATATTATAAATTTCTTCACCATTTAAATCAGATAATATCGGATTTCTCATATCCACTCCTTGATAATCCTTACCATCATCGGCAAATAACCCATCCTTAATATCATATTTTATCTCAACATGAATTCTATCACCTAATTTTACAGAATATATACGACTAGTAGGTATCATCTCAAGAGACATTACATTTATAGTATAAAATAACATTACTCCTAATAAATATAACATCTATTATATATTATATTTATTTTTATCTTTATACCAATTCTATTTCATCTCTGTTGTCGATTCAATGTTCGTTTTTTTTAGCCTTGCTATCTCGTCATCTTGTTTCGTCTTTACAAATTCTAAAACGCTTATCTTTTCTTTTAATAATTCGTTTTGTTGGTTCATTTCTAAAGATGCGTCTCGTGTTTCTAGAACCTTATGTTGCATTGTATTTATAAACTGATCTTTTTCTTTCAATAAATCTATAACTTGTTCCATCGTCAAACTAGTTAGTCCCTTACCAGGAACATTTACATTTATTGCTACTTCATTTTTCTTCATTTCTTTTAATTTTTGTACTTGAAATTCTAATAATTCTATTTTTTTCTCCATTAATGATTGTGTATTTTTATCTTCTTCATTTGTACTGCTGACAATCTCGTTCTTTGTATCAGAACTACTTTCTAGTTTTATTTTTAGTTCTTCATTCTGTTTTTCCAATAAACTAATCTTTTGTCTCATCAATCCTTCCATTGCATCATTATCATCACTACTAATACCATTACCGTTATTACCATTTGATTTTTTTAACTCTTCATTCTGTTTCTCTAATAAACTAATCTTTTGTCTCATTAATCCAGCCATTACATCATCATCACCACCATCACCTCCTCCTGTTTTATCTAGTCCTTTTAGTTTGTATTCTAATTGATTTACGTTTACTTGTAACATGCGAACCTGTTCGTCTCTCTTTTGTAATAAATGTACTATCTGATCATTCGTTAGTACTTGATCTTTACCATCTGGTCCTCTCATAACAATATTTCCTACACCTCCACCCATTTTTGCCATTTTTTCTTGTTCTTCTTTGATCATTTTTTCTCTTGCTAACCTAATCTCTTCTGTTTGTTTTAGTACATCTGGTTTGTGTTTCGGTAATCCTGGTTCATATGATTTCAACAATTTATGTATTCTATGAACAAAAAAGTCTCTTAATTCACCTTCACGAACTAAATCCTTTACTGTCCATTTGGCATCACGAACTACTTTGGGATTAGGGTTCTCTAGTAATTTTCTCTTATCAAAAGTATTATGTTCATGAGAAAAAACTAATATTGTTTTTGTAGGATCTAATTGAACAAATGGAACTGTATAATCTTTTAAAAACTTTTTCTCTTCAGCTAAAGCTGCCTCATCTTCATATGTATTCCCATTTTCTAATAACTCGCGTCTAAATGCAAATGTTCCTGCTGTTGCATGATTAGCAGAATATGGACCAAATTGTATTATCTTTTCAATATGTTTAAAATAGACATATATCTCACTTGAACCAGCACACATCGCTTGTTTATTATCTTTCAACTTTTGAACAGCATGACTTACTCTGTCGTGAGGATAATAGTCATCATCATCCATATACACTAATATCTTACCAATACTCTTTTCATGCATTATATTTCTTTTTTTACCAAGATGCATCTTGGTATCAAATTTATAATACTTTATGTTAGGTATTTCTTTTTGAGCTTCTGTTATCAAATCCTCTATTGGATCACTACCGTCATCTATTATTATCCATTCCATTCTATCCTTTGGATAATCTTGGTTTTTATACATTTGTATCATAGAAGGAATAAAAGGTCTTCTATTAAATGTCGGTGTACACACGCTAACAAATGGATTAGGGTTAGTATCTACCACCGCTTTATCACGAGGAGGATTATTTACAGGTTTAGGTTTTCCTGATGTATTACTTTTCTTATTTTGTTTTTTCTTTCCAGCCATTAAATTATAATTATTTATATATTTAAATGATTATAACTTATTAAATTTAAATGTCTACGTCTTCTTTAAAAACATAACCAAAGAAATTAAGACCTAAATGTAAAATACCAACTAATATTGCAGATAATGTACCTCCAAAACCCAAGTTCTCATATGCTATTATTCCTGCTATAACTATCCATGTTGTCGCAATCCATTTTCCATTTTTGTAAAGAATATTCCAAATATCAGATAAACCTGGCTCTCGCTTAAATAACTTACTTCCGTTCGCTGCGAATCCCGTTATCCAATATAACATTGCAAACAAAAAGTAAATTGGAATTGTTATTAATTGAATAACTAAACCTATTGCCCAAAGTACTAGATTATGCAGTTTTGCAAATTTCAAACCAAAGGCAATTGTAAAAGGATTCTCATTTCCATTTCCTATCCACATTGACTCCTCTGAAGCACCTTGCATTTTATTACCATCTTTATCTTTTAGCTCAACATAAGGATTATTTACAAAGAAAAAATTCTTTAGGTTTGTCGCACTATAAAACAATAACATTAATATCCCAACTACTGCAGAACCAAACACTGATACACAAGAAACTATTCCTGATATCATTAAGTGACCAAACCCTTTTACACCACTTACTGTCTCTTTCGAAGCATAATGTCCTCTAAACTGTTTTATTAGTTGCATCAACATAAGTCTACTTGATGAAAATGTATCCTTTAGTGTTCCCTGATACCAATCTATAAATTCAGGGAAAATACCCCACAATGTCTCTAGACCGTTCGCACAATAGGCAGAACTTGATGTTTCTAAACTTGAAAAATCATCTCCTGGTTTAGGTGGGACATTACATGTATAAGGTACATCATTTACATCTACACCTTTAAAATCTCTTGATGTGTATGTTTTGTAACCATTCATTAGAACATGAAAACTTGCTCCAAACCAGAAAAATATAATCACAACTACTGTTCCAACAATCAAATCTTTAAAAAACTGTGGTAATGCTATTTCTATTGGTTTGGGAGGTTTAAAAAGCTTATATAATTCCGTTTCTTTTGCTGTCTTTTTTGCATTTTCGGTGTCTGACATAATATATATATAATTACATAATATTCTAAAAAATATAAAAAAATCTTAATATATTTATAATATGCCAAGTCTCATCTCTATTGATGATATAAGTAATGATAAGGTTATATCACTCTTTAGAGTAGCGAAAAAATATAGAGCTATCTTAAAAAACAGTAGAGCTGCTCCCAGAGATAAAGCGTTAAATAGTTCACTAAAATCATTTAATATTGGTATTCTTTTCTTTGAAGAATCTACTAGAACTAAAATGTCTTTTGAAACTGCCATTAACAGATGCTCTGGTAATTACATTAATTTTAATCAACAACAATCAAGTAGTAAAAAAGGAGAAGTATTAAGTGACACATTAAAAACAATTGAACGTTACTGTGACTTATTTGTTATTAGGCATCCCACTCCAAACATTATGCGCTCTATTCAAGAATATATTAACATTCCTATCATTAATGCTGGTGACGGAACAGGAGAACACCCTACACAAGCATTACTTGACCTTTTTACTATTCAATCACATTTTAACGATGATGTTAAATCTATATTATTTGTTGGTGATTTAAAGGGTAGTAGACCTGTTCATTCTCTAGTTAAGCTATTGGTTCGATTTTACAAAAAAAATATTAAAATATTCCTTCTCGAACTACCTGATTTTGAACTTGATATTACTGGATTTAGTCCAGAAATATTTACTAAAGTTTCTTCTTATGATGAATGTATTTCTGAAGTCGATGTTGTTTATATGACTAGACTACAAGTTGAAAGATATAAAGATAAAATTGATAATAATATCTTTAATGAATCCTTAATTGAAACTAAGTACTATAAACCATTATACATGAATCCATCTATTATGTATAAGATGAAACCTGTTTCTATTCTTATGCACCCCCTTCCTAGAAATAATGAAATTAGTCCACTTTGTGATGCTGACCCACGCTCGAAATACTTTCAACAAGTAGAAAATGGTGTTTATGTTAGAATGGCATTACTCAATTATTGTCTTAACGATACTGTTTTATAAATTTAATAAAATAAGAATAATATAATATTTTTATTTTATATATGAACAACACACAAATTATAACTTTAGTATTATTATTTCTTTTGCTTATAATTCTTTTAGCACTATCTGTATATATTAAACCTATTTTAGAAACATTTGGCAACATATCTGTAGATATAAGTGGTACTACTTATACAGGACAAGTTACACAACAGGCTACATATGAAATAGATGTATCAGGTGTTACTTACACTGGAACTGTAGATGGCTCTTTTAATCAACCACAAATTATAAACGAAAATAATGTTTATGTTGGAACTGGTGTTGTCGGTAGAAGTGGTGCAGGAAATTTAAATGATATTTACTTCCCAGGAACAACTGCAGGAAGTGGAGGAACATATACTTCTCCACTAGATTTCGCATCTGGTTATAACCCTACAAGTAACATGTATACTGATATTTCTGGTTCAACAGGAACAATTATACCAAATGCATCAGATGTTGCAAATACATCCTATGGTATTCCTGAAGCAGAAGAATCTCAATTAGGTACTTTAGGTGTAGATTACAGAAAGTGTATGGAAGCTGACTACACACCACTTACAGATGGTACTGAAGAACCCATTGGAACTTACATTTACCTACGTGATTATGGTTCTGGATTAGCAACATGTGCAGAACAAGTAGCTCCTTGTGCACAATTTAGCGCCGATGAAGAAAGATGTACTGCATTCTCATCCAGACAAGGTACTCTACTTTGTGATTTCACTGCTGAAACAACTGACTTATCCAGTAACTGTGCTCCTAAAGACGGTGTCCCTTTTTTAATTGATGCCCCTGTCTCTACTACTGAAACATCTACTTAATTACATATCTTTTCTTGTGTATACCCACCATAAATATTTGTTACAATAATTAGGCTTATCAAACCAAATATTGTGAATGTCATATTATTTAAATCACGAATGTTTATCATAATACTATAGATTGGATCACCACTATACATTCTCCAGGGAACATAAACTGCGCAAAACCAAGTCGCAACCCATGAACAAGCGTTCTTTATTGTTTCATACCCAAAACTATTTCTGTACATACACATATCGTGTTGTAATATTAAGAATGGCAGGCCGTGAATTAGAGCTGTTACGGTTGAGCAAAATATTTCACTATAATCATTATCATAATATTCTCTATCATCAAGATCTTTCACATTATATACTTTCCATGCCACCCAATATCCAACAGACACTATTGAATGAACCGTATAAACTAAACCGTATATATTTGAAGATGGATACATATAGTAAACAACTGATGCAATATAACTTGTGTCAGTTAACCTCATCCATGGTTTAATATAACTTGCTCCCTTATATTTGAAAAGATGTCCATAACTACTATAAAAACTCACTACTGCTAGTTTCAAACATAATGTAAGAGTAAATAAATGATGTTTTGTTATATAAAATAAAGGATAATAAACAAATACAGACCATATTCCATTCTTAAATACCCATTTTAAAACATCTGTTGTTCTTGTTCTTGCTCTTCTAATTCTTTTCATTCTACTTCTATATATGTCGTTTAATGATTCAGAATACATAAATAATATATAATTAAATCTTTAAATTATATATTAAATTTATCTAGCGTATGCCAAAGATGCATTTCCACTTGAAAATACTACAATATTATATCTCTCTTCATGTAGTATTAAATCGTATGTATAGTTATACACCTGCCAATTTGGATTGTTCACGCCAATTTGATTTCCCTCAGCGTCACATATTATATTAAATTGAGCCTGAGGATCAAGTGTTGGTTGTATTGTATTGAATTCAAGTTCTATATTTTTAAATTTACTTAAATTAATTGCACCTGATGGCTGCATTTCATAAGGATTATTATTTAAACAAAAATTATAACAATACAATCCTTCTCTTGCAAAACTACGTGTTCTATTAAATTTTTCAACAAAATCATATACGCCTGACGGTTGTACATTTTCTCTATATTTTCCGTCCAACATAATTCCAAATTCTGTTAATATATGTTTTTCATTCATTGGATTATAGTCTCCTGTAATCATCCATGGTGTGGGTCTTCCATCAGGATTTACGCCAGGACCAAAACCTTCTTGATAATGGTTCTCAAACTCTATATTCACTATTCCATCACCTACATAATCTGCTAAAAAATTATTGTACTTCCATGTACCATTGGGTGGCGCTTCCTGAAGATCGTATGGAATATAATTATAAGGCCAATTTGTAAAATTACTCCACTCGTTTCTTAGGTATGCATCACTTCTTCTAAAATACCACATCCAAGAAGATACCATACCAAGCGAATCTAATTTTACTTTTTTACTTCCTACCATATTTAAGAAATTGTAATCTCGTACGTCTTTTATTAAATATCGTTGTTCATTTAGTGCAAATGCTTTTACTTCTGCATCTGAAAGAAATGCATATGTCGCCATTAAATGGATATCTGCATCCCACGTTTCAGTTTTTATACCATATGAGTAGTCATTTAAATCAACGGCTGGTGGACTTTGAAGAAATCTATACATTTGAAATAAACCTGTTCCTGCTGAAAACCTTGGTTGAATATATGGGAATTGATTTTCTTGATCATTTACGTCTCTTACTTTAAACAACTCATATATTGGTCTCAACCTTACTGTTATTGTCAATTCGTTATACTGCATTGCTACTAAAGGAAACGCCATTTTAGAATTCATTCCAAACCATGAAAGTATCGGGATATATAATCGTCTACCCTTGATTGATGGTTCTGCTCCATTTTGATTATCTGTGTAAAATGATGTAGGATACATATTTACTCTCCCACCTGCATTTGCTGGATCATTACAGTCTGGAATATTACCTGTCATTGTATTAAATAATCTCTTCTTTTGTTCGTCAAAATCTCGTTCTACTAAACATTTCATGTATGAACCTGTAATCTTTTGTAATATTTGACCTCCTACTGCAATTTCAATTTCTTTTATCATTTCACATCCTAAGTCATCTATCCATTTAAATTCATAAGGTGCCCATATATGATTTCGCTCTTGCGGAGGATAAATTGGACTCCAAATATGCGGTAACCTTACTACTATATATGTATCCATTAATAGTTCAGCATGTCTAGGTATTTTAAATTTAAATTCGGATTCTTCTAATAGACGCAAACTTCTTGCACCTTGCATATCAATCCTAAACTTTTGTAATCCAAAGTTCGTATGTTTTGCATAAGTTGTTTTAAAAAAGGTTTTGGTTGGATTACCTGTTAAGTATATATTCTGATTTCCTTCTGATATTAAATTTAATAAACCACCTGGCATAATAATATATAACAAGATACTTTTAATTTTTAATTAATATAATATTTAAAATAATGTTATATTTTATGACATCAAGCCAAATATTTAAATATGATATCTCATTATGCATCATATATGATTTCTTAGATTCAACCTGCGATACTAATATAAATAACGACCAATATATATTAAAAAACACTTCATATAAGAAGGGAGTTTTGCTTAATTACATTGAACCGTTTTGTAAAAAAATAGAACCATACTATTATTTATCAAAAAGACATTACGTTAAAAAAAAAATTAATTATAAGTCTTTAGCTACTATTATTAGACAATTGTGTAAGTTTAAAAACATACCTATTACATCAAAAATAACATATAATAAATCAACATATGAAATTATATATTACATATCAAAATCAATTTAGAGCCTGTTCAAAATATTTAGAGACAACCATATCACTATTTAGAATTTCTTTTTCGCTCATTCTCAAGAACCATTGATAATTCTTTCTTATCAATAATTCTTCATTTGGTATTAAAACACCATATCCTGCTTCAGGTAAATATTCATTATCACTAGCCAGTAATTCCTCTAAACCAAGAGGCTTATCATTTGTAAGCTTTGTTCCTATCTTTCTTCCAGAAATTACTTTTATCTTCTCATTATCTAGTTGTTTCTCTATAAACCAACTATTCAATACATCACTCACGATTGCTTGTGCCGATTGATCATTTGAAATTGTTCTTTCTAAAAACTTTATTGCGTTAAATACTATTTCATTCTCTTTTTCACACCCCATAAATTTAGTACTTGGTGTATGACTTATTACATCTGCGCTTTTAGAACGATTTGCCATTTCGCACATAAACATATGTCCTTTCTTTACTCCCTCCTCGTATAAGTTTTTAACATTTTTCAGGCATATAAACGATGGGGGAATTACCATACCACCGTAGTTATATAATAAATTTAGTATTCCCAGCTGTCTTATATATCCAGCAATTGGTTCACCTACTCTACTTATATCTAAGTCCCATCCTGGAAGTAAATGTTGGAATGTTTCATCATCTATTAAACATATGTGAAATGATTTACCGCATTTATCTATTAAAGTCTTAATTGTTAAATTCAAGTATGGTTGATTTAAATTTAATGTTACTCTTGAACCAAAACTTTCCCACTCACGCGCATTTTTCTGATAAGGTAAATGAACCCATATTATAGGCTTCTTTAAATTAGCTAAAGATGAGTCGTTTAGAATATATTTTTTTATTAATTCATAACTTTCGTTTGACAGTTTCTTCTTTTCTGTTTCTTTATATCTATGATATAATAATCCCGAGCCAATAACCAATGCAAAACTCAATAAATATTTTGTATAATCTGTTTTCATTATATATATTTAATTATATTTTAATAAGCTAAATTTACTCATAAATTCATCATTTTTTCTTTGTGACTCTTCTATCTCATTTGCTAATTCCCAGCCCACATTAGTTGCCGACTCACTTTCTAATTTCTTTTTTCTTTCTAAAAATCTTTCTTGTTGTTTCTTTAGTGAATCATCCATTACTACTTCATTTCTTTTTCGATGTCCCTGTAACTCAAATACATTTTTAAACTTTTCTCTATCTGTATAATCTTCTTGAGTAACACCAACTAGACTATTTTCGTAAGCATTTTTTACATCTTCATATGGATTTTTACTAAATATTTCACCATTACTGTAATTATCTGGCTTGTTTTTTGATAAATTTGAAGCACCATAAGAAAAACTTGCATTTAACTCTTCTGTCTCTTTGTACAGAGTCAATTCCCTCGAATGCTTTTTCTTTTCTTCTATTATCTCTTGTTTCTCTCTTTCGTTCTTTGAAGCCTTTAATTTATCATACAGCTCATTTGACTCTTCTTTTAACCAATCAGAATATCCATCAGTTTCATTATCTTTTAGTTCTTCGAATGTTTTATTAAACCATTTATTAAATTCTTTTGAATTTTTTTTATTTTCTCTATTTAGCTCATTAGCTTCTTGATACTCTCTCACAACATCTTCATACTCTATATCAAAATCATAGTTGCTACTGCTGTTTCTAAATTTATATATATGAAATAATTTCTTGTATGCTTTACTGTAGAATAAAAAATATTCTTTGGGCAACTTGCTTTTATCTGGATGCATCATTAATGTTTTCTTTTTTGCACTTTTTAAATCATTCTCATTAAAATCCATTGGTACTTTAAATAAATTAAGAATATCATTTAACTTATAGTTTTCTATATCTAAATCCACAAATGATGTCATTATAACGATATATATATAATAAAAATAAATAATTAACTATATATATGATTGATTATGAAAATATGTGCCCTATATGCTTAAATAC